GAAAGATGTGGTCTATTTGTTAGATCAGGATATGATTTAAAAACGTCAAGACGTTCTTTGAATTTGTTGTTTGCTGAGTGGGCAAACAGAGGATTAAATCTTTGGACGATAGAACAAAGAACTAAGACCTTATCAGCAGGTACTTCATCATATGATTTAGATACAGATTTAGTAGATATTTTATCTGCTGTTGTAACTGAGGCTAGTGACACTACAGTAGATAGGCAAATAGAAAGAATTAGTAGGGCTGAGTATTTAAATATATCAAAAAAATCTACCTCAGCATCTCCAACACAATTTTATATTGAACGCACAATAACACCAAAGTTGTATGTATATCCAACACCCGATTCTGCGGATGTTTTTAAATATTATGCAATGACAAGAATACAGGACGCAGGTGCGTACACAAATAATCCTGAGATACCTTTCAGATTTTTACCGTGTTTAGTATCAGGTTTAGCATATTATATAGCTATGAAAAAAGCACCTGATAGAATTGGTTTACTAAAACAAGTTTATGAAGATGAATGGATGAGAGCATCTTCAGAAGATAGCACAAGATCAGGCATAAAAATTGTACCTGATGTAGGAGTAATATAATGGCTAGAGCTAGTGGTAAATATGCAAAAGCAATATCTGATAGAAGTGGTTTTGCGTTTCCATATAAAGAAATGATTAAAGAGCATGATGGTGTTCTTGTGCATAAATCAGAGTTCGAACCAGAACATCCACAAGAAGACAATCCTGCAACACATAGAGCAGACGCAGAGGCATTGAAAGACGCCAGGCCAGATAGATCTGAGCCTGTTATAGTATTTTTAGGTAGAACTTTTTTTGATCAAAATAATACTATGGTGCCTCAAACACATAAACCTGCAATAGTAAAAGTAAGTGTAAGTGAGGTAACAGTGAGTATATCATGACAACATATTCAGAATTAGTAACACAAATTAGAGACTATACAGAAGTTAGTTCAGATGTTTTGACAGATACAATAGTTAATGATTTTATTGAACATACAGAAAATAGGATATTTAGGGATGTTGATATAGATGTTTTTAAATCTAATCAAACAGCAAATTTAACTGCATCTAATCCTTTTGTATCATTACCAGGTGGCTCTGCACCAGATCCAACATCTTTAGGAACTATAAGAACCATGCATATTTTTCCTGCAACGGGCACACCTACTCGAACGATGTTAGAACAAAGAGACGTATCTTTTATGACAGAGTATGCACCTGATAGGACAGCCACTGGCGAACCTGTATATTGGGCATGGTGGGATCATAACTCTTTAATAGTTGCACCTACACCAGATCTTGCATATAATGTGGAACTGGGAATTACAAGATTACCAACAAGGTTATCTAGTACTAACACCTCATCTTGGATAGGCAGTAATGCACCAAGTGCTTTGTTATACGGATGTCTTGCCGAAGCCTTTAAGTTTTTAAAAGGCCCAGCAGAAATGCTGCAACTCTACGAACAATCTTATCAAAGATCTATACAAGAATTAGCTATAGAACAACAAGGTAGACATCGTAGAGATGAATATATGCATGGGGCAATAAGATTGCCTATTAAATCAACAAGTCCATAAGGAGGATAAAAAATGGCAATAACACAAGCTGTGTGCACAAGTTTTAAGCAAGAACTTTTAACTGGCACTCATAACTTTACAGCAACAACAGGTGATACCTTTAAGATTGCATTGTATACAAGTTCAGCTTCTTTGGATGCTTCAACAACTGCTTTTAGCACATCAAATGAAGTATCTGATTCAGGGACTTACAGTTCAGGTGGTGGTTCATTAACTAGTGTTACACCAACCACATCTGGTACAACCGCTATTTGTGATTTTTCAGACATATCTTTTACTTCTGCAACCATAACAGCAAGAGGAGCTTTAATTTATAATAGTAGTGACTCTAATAAAGCAGTAGCAGTTTTAGATTTTGGTGGAGATAAAACATCTACAAGTGGTACATTTACAATACAGTTTCCAACTGCTGACGCTAGTAACGCTATATTGAGATTAGCATAGGAGAAATAAATGGCATTAGTCATTAATGATAGAGTAAAAGAAACAACAACTACAACAGGCACAGGTGCTGTATCTTTAGGTGGTGCAGTTACCGGGTTTGAAACTTTTGCAGCGGGTATTGGTAATTCTAATACAGTTTATTATTGTATTGCACATCAAGACCAAGCTGAGTTTGAAGTAGGCCTTGGAACTTTAGATGGTGACAGCTCTGATCTAACAAGAACTACAGTTATATCTAGTTCTAATAGTGATAGTGCTGTAAACTTTAGTTCTGGCACTAAAGATGTTTTCTGTACTTTACCAGCTAGTAAATTAATATTTGAAGATGCAAATAATGATGTAACAATAGGTCGTAATTTAACTGTTACTGGTGATTTAACAATCACTGGTGACGATATCACTATGAACACTAATACTAGTGGTGCGGCACTTATTGGTGATGGTTCAAACTTCAATCCTGTAGTTATATCTGGTGATCTTAGCATAGCCACAAACGGAGCAGCATCATTAGCTGCTGCACAAACAAATATTACATCCATTTTAGCAACTGATGTTAAAATTGGTGAAGATGATGAAACAAAAATAGATTTTGAAACTGCTAACGAAATACATTTTTATGCAGCAAACGCAGAACAAGTATTTGTATCAGATGGAGTGTTTGGTCCACAAACAGATAGTGATGTTGATTTAGGAACAACTTCAGCGAGATTTAAAGATGCTTATGTTGATTCTGTTACAGTAACAGGTGACGTAAGTGTAGGAGATGATCTTACAGTCTTAGGTGGAGTAATTGAATTTAAATCTAACAGCGGCTCACCTGCTTCTCTTAAAATGTATTGTGAGTCATCAAATGCTCACTTTCAAACATTACAGCCACAACCACACTCAGCTAGTGCTAGTAATACTTTAAGATTACCTAATAGTGGCAGTAGTGATACACAAGATTTGGTCGCTGTTGATATTACACAAACACTAACAAATAAAAGATTAACCTCTCCAAAACTAAATGAAGATGTGGCCATTACAGCTACAGCTACTGAAGTAAATATTTTAGATGGTGTTACTTCAACAACTGCTGAGTTAAATATTTTAGATGGTGTAACTTCTACAGCCGCAGAACTAAACATTATGGATGGTGGTACATCTGCCTCATCAACAACTCTAGTGGATGCTGATAGAGTAGTTACTAATGATGCAGGAACGATGAAGCAAGTTGCTTTATCAGACGTAAAAACATATTTATCTAGTGCAGGATTTTCAACTGAGGATCCAACAGCATTGGCAATTGCATTAGGATAGGAGGGTAAATGGCAAATACATTTAAAGTAGTAACAAAAGCAGGTGTAACAAGTGCTGATGTTATCTATACTGTGGCGAGTTCTACAACAACTGTAGTTCTTGGAATCATGATAGGTAACACAACAACATCACAGATTACTGCAACAGTAAGTTTAGG